GACAATAATATATTGCTCGATTCTGCATTTGAAATTTTTTACAAAGCAGGGTTACCAAAAGTCGGGAAGTCAAAAGCGATCACTAGCTTCAAAACAGCATACAAAAATTGGAAATCAGAAAATAAAACGCCTGAGGTGTTTGCTCAAATGTTGGTAAGTGACATTCAGTGCAGGCTAAAAGCCAATATCTTCGGGTTTGCTAATTTGCATCCAACAACCTATCTAAACCAAAAGCGCTGGGAGGATGAGTTACCAGCTAACGCAAAGCGACCGCAACCACAAATGACGCCAGAGCAAAAGCGTGAATATGAGCTGTATATGTTTATGCAGGGGGAAAATTAGTGCGTAGACAAATAAAAAAACTGCTTATTGTCGGTTATGGGTACGGGTTTTTTAGTCGATCATTTGTTGATTATTGGTTTAAAAAATTGGAGTTAAAAGCATTATGAATATCAAGGAATTATCTAACCAATTGTGGGAGCGAGCGGAAGATGTAGCCCGATATTTATTGCCTGCTGGTAAAAAAATTCATGGTGAGTGGTGTGTTGGTGATTTACAGGGTGATAAAGGGCAGAGCTTAAAAATCAATGTCAACGGTAAGCGTGTTTGGTGTGAGTTTAACGGTGGTTTAGGCGGTGATTTATTGGATTTGTGGGTTGCTGTTAGAAGTGTGTCAATGCACATAGCGATTCAAGAAGCTAAAGAATTTTTGGGGATCTGCAATGAGGATTCTTATTTTGAAAAACCAAAAAAACAATTCAAAAAGCCAGAAAAAAAAGGGATTTTACCAAGCAGAAAGTGTTATGCGTATTTGGCTACAAGGGGCATTTCCGAGGCAACCGCTCGGTTGTTTAAGGTTGTTGATGCCAAGATATTTAATCACGAAACCAAAGCAGATGTTGATGCAATCGCTTTCCCATACATTCGAGACAATGAAACCCTACAAATCAAACGATTAGGATTAGAGCGTAATGGTCACAAAAAAATCATTATGGCTGAGGCAGATTGTGAACCGTGCTTATTTGGTTGGCAGGCAATTAGCAATAGCGAAAGAAACATGGTTGTTTTATGCGAGGGTGAAATCGATGCAATGACCATTCATCAATACGGATTACCTGCGTTATCAGTGCCGTTCGGTGGAGGGGCTGGAGCAAAACAACAATGGATCGACTACGAATATGAAAATCTAGAACGTTTTGAAGAGATATTTATTTGTATGGATAGTGACGAAGCAGGGCAGTTGGCAGCAAAAGAAATAGCGACACGCTTAGGCTATCATCGTTGTAGCTTTGTTCACTTACCAAGAGATTGTAAAGATGCAAACGAATGCTTGATGAAAGGCATTTCAAGAGACGAATTTATTCAGTGCATTATCAGTGCTGAGAAGTTAGACCCTACAGAGCTAAAAAGAGCAGGTGATTTCAAACAAGGTGTTATTGATGCTTTTTTTGCTCCTGAACAATACATGTTCATCTCAAGTATTGAGGGATTAGCCGAAAAGCTAAAGTTTCGTAGCCATGAAGTTACCGCCATTAATGGTGTTAATGGTCATGGCAAATCTCAATTAGTAGGTAATTTTGCATTAGATGCAATTAAGTCAGGATTAAGAGTTTGTATCGCATCATTAGAGCTTAGACCTGCAATATTATTAAAAAGGCTTGTTCGCCAAGGCATTTGCACTCCCACGCCAGAGCGTGACGATGTAGAAAAAATTATGGACAAGCTTAACGATTCCTTATGGGTATTCAACGTGACAGGTAAAGCCAAGACTGAAAGGCTGTTGACTGTATTTAAGTACGCGCACAAAAGATACGGTGTGAAAGTTTTCATTATCGATTCTTTGATGATGTGCGGAATGGCTGAAGATGATTATAACGGACAAAAAGCTTTTATTGAGCAACTATGTGATTTTAAAAATCAAAATGATGTGCATGTGTTTTTAGTTACTCACCCAAGAAAAGGGGAAAGTGAAGAAAAACCAGTAGGCAAAATGGATGTAAAAGGAACTGGGGCAATCACTGACCTGTTAGATAATTTAGTAACAGTTTGGCGCAACAAGAAGAAAGAGGAACTTAACGAAAGGATTAACAGATTTCCTAATGTTGAGCTAAATGAAAAAGACGAAAAATTATTAGCATCTCCAAATACATTGTTATCAGTTGATAAACAAAGAGAGGGAGAGGGCTGGTGTGGAAAAGTACCAGTTGAATTTAACGCTTACACCAATCAGTTTTTATCCAGTGATAAACATACTCCATTTAACTATTTATATAACCGACCTCAAAACGAGGTGTTATCACTAAAAAAACAGAGTAGAGCATGCGAAAGCCGTTAGTTAATCACTGC